TATCGTATCGAACTTAACCAAGCATATCAATTACCGAGCATAGAGTATTTAAATGCCTTAGCTTACATTAAAGCCTACAGGGATTTTACTAGGTAATTTCGTCTATTTTAGACATTTATCTATGTGAAAAGACAACAGGCAGCCTTTATTAAAGAGCAGTTTCTTAATAGATTTAAAAATGGGTATAACCTACAAGACCCAAAGACGCTGCCTATATTAGAAAGGATGCTAGTCCAAGCAGGGCTAGATTTCAACCAAACTATACGAAAAAACCTAGAGAAAGCAGGGGCAATCAGTTCTGGTGATTTACTTGACGTAAATGCACCTATCGTCTATCAAGATGGCGATGGATATACCTTAGAGGTAGGTTATCCGCTAGGCTCTAAGCAAATTAAATACTATGATTTTATTAATCAGGGTGTTAAGGGCGTAGGTGGGAAGAATGCTAAGCCTAAAAAGGCATCTGGTAAATATAGCTATAAATCAAGGTTTCCGAATAGGAAGATGGCAGCAGAAATATTCTCATGGCTCAATAAGGCTAGGAAATCCCTTAGGGCTGATAACCTAGACCTGTCTAAAGTCCAGAAGAAAAGGCGGAAACTAAAGAAGATTTTATCTGAAGCAGATAACAAAAAGCGATTAGCCTATGCGGTTAGTTCTGCTATAAAGAGAGATGGTATTCGTGCTACCTATTATTTTGATAGGGCGATTAAAGAAAACTTTGGAAAGGATTTTAAAGATAGCCTAGCAGAAGTTCTAGGCGGAGATATTATTTTACAATTAAGACAATATGGCAATAACAATAACAGCACCGCCGCCAAGTGATAGCTGCTTGAACGATGATATTTGGGTAACGTGTAGCAGTACAAATTCTGGTACAACTAATTTCAAGTTTGTTTTCGACATCAAGGTCGGGGGAACTTTACTTAGCAGGTCTAAAGTATTTCCTAACCCAAACGATAGTAAAGGTTATTTTAATACTGCTCCTATTGTACGTTCCCAGATAACGAATTACTTTGAGCCTAGTGGAAGTTCTATACTGGTAACCAGCACAAATAACTATCGGGTACAATACGCTTTAGAAATAAGGGAAGAGGTATCTGGAGGCATATCTGTTAACCCTGATGCTTCGGCTACTTATTCCGCATATAACTTTTACTATCCAGAATACGCTGACCTGTATTCCTCTGGGGCTAGTGTAACCCTATCATCTCAATACAATACCCAATTAAGTAACTATAAAGATAACTGGCTAACAGAAAGGGATTTATCCAATATAAAAGTAAATTATGGAGACAGATTTTATATTTCATTTTTAAGGAGTGAGGGAACAAATGAAACCGCATATTTGCGGACTTATGATAGTGCAGGGAATTTAGTGGCATCCCATTCGGCTTTAGCAAACATTACATCTGTTCTAAGTATTTTTAATCTATCTGCTAGTGCTTTAAATACATGGGCAGGTTCTACAATTATCACAGCTAATACATATCGCTATGAGTTCTATATATCTGGTGCTGGAACTTCCAGAGTCGTACGTATCTACCACGACTGCTCCAAATATCAGGGGTATAATGTACACTTTCTCAACAGGCTCGGAGGATGGGATACATACAACTTTAGCCTTGTTAATAGAAAATCAGCAACTTATGAGCGAAATGATTTTAGAAGAGCTGATTGGCAACGGTATAGCGGAGTAATGCAAACGTGGGATAGCTATAACAGATATAACGAAACTCGAATACCATACTCTGTCAAACATTCTAACGCTATAAAGCTAAGAGGCGATTATGTTAATCAGATTAACTATGATTGGCTTGGGCAGTTAGTAGCTTCCCCATCTGCGTATATAGAGGTGCAGTCAATGTACTTGCCCTTATATATTGTAACTACAAACTATGAATATAAAATAGATGGGGTAGATAAAGTATTTAACCTAGAGGTAGACGCAGAGATTCCTAAAACAATTTACAGCCAGTTTAGATGAGGACTGAAATATACATAGAGGATTATAGATTAGACCTTACAGAGGATATTGATACAGAGTTCACGTATGCTATTGATGATATTAATGACTTTGGCTCTAAAAATACAAGCTATTCTAAAACAATAAAGATAGCAGGTAACAATAACAATAATTCTGTATTCGGTTTTGTCTTTGATTTGAATAATGCTAATACTAGCGTAAACGACCAGCCTAATGTTGGATTTAATTTTAATGCTAGTAAATACGCACAATGCAGAATCTTTATAGATGGAGTACAGATATTTAAAGGAGTATTAAGGATTTTAGAAATAGTAAAACAAGGTGCAGTTCTTACTTATGAGTGTTCTGTGGCAGGGGATTTAGGTGGGTTTATGTCGGCTCTGGGAAATAAGAAATTAGCAGGAAATACAAATCCTTTTGATGATTTAGATTTTAGTACATATAATGTAGCATGGAACTGGACTAACATTACAAATTCTTGGGATAATATAAACGGCTCTGGAGTTTACTATCCTTTAATAGATTACGGACAAGTATCTACAGATAAAGTTAGTTTTGATTTCAAAGCATTTCGACCTGCATTTTATGTTAAAGAAATTCTTAATAAAATAAAAGATAATTCTGGATATACGTGGGATTTCCCTTTATTAAATACAGCGTTATTTAATAGGCTTGTCGTTCCTAATAATCAAAAGGTTGTAAATAAAGTAAGTACAACAGCATTTGATGGTAATTTTAATTCAACACTTACAAGTGCATTATATTTACCTGTAACCGTAGCAACGGCAGGAAGTTTTACTGGAAGTAACCCGATAACTTATACTGGCTCTGGAACGCAGGTCGATATAACGTGCAGACCTAGATTTCAAATCAAAAGTCCTATACCAGTATTAGCAACAATATACTTGTATAAAAACGCAACGGTATTAAAGCAAATAAGCATTAATGTATATAGCAATACAACTACTTACACCATCAACTTAGATGTAGAAAATGTTTCTCTATCTACTAGTGATACACTTAGTATTCAAATGAGTTCAAATGTAACTCAATATCAATTATTTGATGGAGATTTTACTTGTACTTCATCCGTTGCAAATGAAATAGCGGTTATATATAATGAACTTTTAGATTTACAACAATGCCTTCCCAAAGGTATAACGCAAAGGGATTTCTTTTTATCAATTTGCAAAATGTTTAACCTATACGCATACGATGACCCTTATGATTCTAAAAAAATCATAGTCAAGCCTTATATTGATTTCTATTCAGGTACGATAGCTGATTGGACTAACAAGGTAGATAGAGCAAGTACATGGTCGATAAAGCCTATGTCAGAAATAAACGCTCGATATTATCAGTTCAAATACAAGTCAGACAATGACTATTATGGTGAAAACTACAGAAAGAAATTCAATGAAGGGTATGGCGATTATATATACGATACAGAATTTGATTTTGTGAAGGATACAGAGAGTGCAGAGATTATATTCTCAGGTTCAGTTTTATATCAATTAAACGGAACAGATAAGATTTTTCCTGCTATATATAAGTTAAGCACAAGTGGTGTATCTGAAGATAGTGTGGATTCTGTTATACGGATTTTACAGGCTAAAAAAATAACAAGCAGAACTACATATTATATAAAAGATGGCTCAAGTAACGTAGGTTCTAGTTTAACTTCCTATGGATATGCAGGACATTTAGATGACCCTTTTACGCCAACTAATGATATTAATTTCGGAGCACCTAAAGAGATATATTTTTCGGCTACAACCTATCCGACTACTAATCTTTTTAATGCTTACTATTCTGAATACATGGCGGAGATTACCGATAAGGATAGCAAACTTTTAACCTGTAATATACTATTAACAGCAGCAGATATAAAGGATTTGGACTTCTCTAAATTTGTTTATATAGATAACGTTCTGTATAGATTAAATATTGTGGATTCTTTTAATCCAATAAACTACTCAACAAGCAAGGTAGAATTACTAAAAGTAATAGATAAATAAAATGGCAGAGCAATTAAATTATCAGATAAACATAGGTGGCAACGCTACTGAATCCATAGGTAATGTTAAAAAGCAACTAAAGGAAGCTAACGCAGAGTTAATAGCTGCCCAAAAAAACTTTGGCGAATATTCTAATGAAGCAATTGCAGCTGCAAAGAAGGTAGCACAATTAAGGGATAGCATACAAGAGGCTAGGGAAACGTCAGATTTATTTGACCCTGGCAAAAAGTTCCAAGCTTTATCAAATACACTTAGTGCAGTTGCAGGTGGTTTTGCTGCAGTACAGGGTGCGATAGGTTTATTTGGTGGCGAATCTAAAGAACTAGAAAAACAACTTTTAAAAGTTCAAAGTGCATTAGCTTTATCACAAGGCTTATCTACAATAGCAGATAGTGCTAAAGATTTTCAAAGGTTAAATGCTATTGTACAAAGTTCTACTATATTCATGAAAGCAAATGCTGCTGCAAATACAGCAACAGCTGCTACTATGAGAGCGTTAGGACTTTCGGTAGATGCTACATCTACTTCATTCAGAGTTCTAAAAGGAGCGATTGCTGCAACAGGAATAGGATTAGCGGTAATTGCTATTGGTGAGTTAATATCAGCTATCAGTAATTATACAAGTGCAGCAGATAAGGCAAAGGAAGCACAGGATAAATTAAATGAAAGTATAAAAAAAGGAGCAGAAACTTCTCTATCCACAGAAATTGAGGTTATTAATAAACAAGAACAATTATTAAAAGCAGAAGCTAAATTAAGAGGAGATAATGCAGATGAAATATATAAAATAGAGCAACAATCTAGAAACCTTAGAATAAAAGCTAGGCAGAGGTATCAGAATGAAATAGAAAAGATTGATGTTGAAGGTGCTATAAAAAATGCTAATAATATAAAAAGTGAACAGGCTGAAATAAAATTAGCAGAAATTAATTTTCAGGTAGAAGAAAAAGATAGGAAGAAAAAGCATAATGAAGAACTAGGTAAATTAGAGGAGGATAGAACTAAAAAAGAAAAAGAAGAACAATTAAAACGAGCAGAGCAAGTATTACAAGCCGAATCAAATGCTTTCCAATTACAATTACAGGCTGCTGAAAATAAAACTAAAAAACAGGAAGAGGATGCTAAAATTGATGATGACTATTTAAGACAACAATTTGATAAGGAAAATGAAAGGGTACAATTAAATATTGATAATAGAAATAAAATTGGATTAAACGAAAGGGAACAAGGACAACTTGAATTACAAGCTAGAATACAACTAGAAGATGCTAAATTTGCAGCAGCTAGTGCTGGACTAAACGCATTAGGTGCTTTAGTTGGACAAAATGAAAAAATAGCAAATGCAATATTTGTAGTGGATAAGGCTTTAGCAATAGCTAAAATTATTATAGATACACAAAGAGAAATAGCATCTATTGCATCAAATCCTATTCTGACAGCACTTCCAGATTTAGGTGCAAGTATAAAAATACCTGCAATAGCAGCAGCAAAAATTAGAGCAGCAGCAGGAATTGCTACGATAGCAGCTACAACTCTTGCCAAGTTTAAAGGCGGTTCAGCTAGTGCTAATTTTGGACAAGGTGGGGCAATAAGTACAACGGGTGCACCTATTATACCACAGCAACAAGTACAATTAACTCAATTAAATCAATCGACTATCAATGCTTTAGGAAATAGTGCTATCCGAGCCTATGTAGTTGAAACTGATATAACTAGCAATCAGAAGAGAGTACAGGCTATAAAGCAAAAAGCTAGATTTAGCTAAGTGATAAAAACAAAATAAAATAACATTTATACGTATGGAGTTACCGATTTTTGAGTTACTTATTTCAGAGGACATCAACGATGATGCGGAGGTAAACTTCGTGTCATTAGTAGATAGACCTGCGATACAAAGGAACTGGAATGCCTTTAGTGATAAACAAAGTTTTAATATAGCAAGTGAAGAGAAGCGTATTATTTCTGGTGCTATTATGTTGGCAGATACTCCTATTTTTAGGAGCGATGTTACTCATGGCGAGTATTACGTTGTATTCTCTAAGGAAACTATTTTCCAGATTGTTCAGAGGTACTTTAAAAAGAAATATCAAGCTAACGTAAACCTTAACCATAACCAACGAATGCAGTTAGATGATGTGGTAATGTTTGAGAGTTTTATATCTGATAAAGAAAGAGGTATACTACCGATGCGTGGATTTGAGGATGCTTCAGATGGCTCTTGGTTTGGTTCAATGAAGGTAGATAACGACTATGCGTGGCAGGAGATAAAAGCAGGTAACGTTAAAGGATTTTCGGTAGAGGGAATCTTTGAGTATTCCAAAAAAGCAAGTAAGGAACAACAGTTAGTAGAACAGATAAAGAAAATTTTATCACAGGTTAAGTGATAAATAGTTTTAACAATAAACATTTAAATGTATGAATCCAAAAGATGCAATTCTGAAGATTAGGGCACTTTTTGAAGATATGCCCCAACCAGAGCCACAAGAGGAACTGCCTGTAGAGATGGCGGAGTATTCTTTGATTGATGGAACTAAAGTTAGTATTAGTGCACTTGAAGTAGGCGGAGAAGTAAAACTCGAAGATGGTTCACCTGCACCTGACGCAGAACACGAACTTGCTGATGGTACTAAAATCGTAACCGAAGGCGGAATCATTAAAGAAGTTAAAGCAAAAGAAGAGCCTAACGTAGAAATCGAAGCAGGTAAAAAGATGGATGAGAAGATGGCGGAACTTACTGCCGAATTTCAATCCAAGATTGATACTCTCTCTGCACAGAAGGCTGCTCTTGAAGCAAAGATTTTGGAAATAGAAAGAAAGGCTGCTGAAGGTTTTTCTGCTGTGGTTAATTTGATTGAAGAAATCAGCAAAACTCCACAGGCTGACCCTATTGAGCATCCGCAAACTTTTAAGTTTGAATCTACTAAAGATTTGAAATTTGAGAGATTGAATAAATATCGCAACGCAATTCTTAACAATAAAAACTAAAGCAAAATGGCATTTAATGTAGATGCATTGGCAGCCTATACAGAGCAGAACGAAGCACTTTTGGTGACTAGTTCCGTATTGGGTGCAAAAACTGCTTCTCTTATCAAGAGTGCAGGTAATGTGATGGTAGGAGTAAAATCTGCTGAAACCATTAACATTATGGATACTGACGCGTTCTTCCAGAGCGGTGGTTCTTGTGGCTTTAATGCTTCAGGTACTACAACTTTTACTCAAAGAACCGTAACCGTTGGAAAAATTAAGGTAAACGAGGCTCTTTGCCCTAAAGATTTGGAATCTAAGTATCTCCAGAAGGCTCTTCCTACTGGTTCTATGTACGATTCTATTCCTTTCGAGCAAGAGTTTACCGACAAAAAAGCTAAGCGTATCGCTTCACAGTTGGAAACCGCTTTGTGGCAAGGTGATTCTGCTTCTGCTAACGGTAACCTGAATAAGTTTGATGGCATCATCAAGTTGGTAGGTGCTGCTGCTGGAGTAGTTGATTCTAACGTTTCTGACTATATCTCTGGTGCTCCTCTTTCTAGCATTACTGCTGCTAACGTAGTAAGCATTTTTGATGGAGTATACAAGGCAATCCCTGCAAAGGTTGTAGCCGAAGATGATATGACTATTTTCTGCGGAATGGACTTGTTCCGTACTTACACTATCGCTCTGAAGAACGCTAATATGTTCCACTATCAGTTCGATGGCAAAGCAGATAGCGAGTTCTACCTGCCGGGCACTCCTGTAAAGGTTGTAGCTGTACAAGGTTTGAACGGTACAAATAAGATTTACGCTATGCGTCTTTCTAACTTGTTCTTGGGTACTGACCTTCTGAACGAAGAAGAGAAATTCGAAATCTTCTACGCTAAGGAAGCAGACCAAGTTCGGTTCGTATCCGAATTCAAGATGGGTGTAAACTTTGCCTTCCCAGATGAAGTAGTGAAGTTCGTACTAGCTTAATAATATAGGGGGTGAAATATCCCCCTACTTTTTAACTATATAAATTAAATAAAATGGCTTGTGCTTTAACGCAAGGATATGTTCTGGACTGCAAAGATTCACTCGGTGGTATAACCGAAGTGCTTTTTATTGCACATCAGGATGTATCCTCTTACACAGAGGCTTCTGGTGTTATTACAGCCATCACGAAGGGTGCAGGTAAAAGATACTATAAGTATGAGTTGGTTAAGGCTACATCTAGTTTTGTAGAGAATATCAACGCATCTGTAGAGAATGGAACGGTCTTTTATCAGCAGGAGTTGACTATTATCTTGAACAAACTTCAGGCTAATACTCGTAACGAAATTCTGCTCCTTGCTAAAAACCTTCTGGATGCTATAGTAAAAGATAATAATGGAAAGTATTGGTATTTGGGCTTGACTAAGGGGGTAGATATTACAGCAGGTAGTTCTGGTTCTGGAACTGCTGAAGGTGATAGAAGCGGTTATACTTTGACCTTTACAGGTAAAGAGGCTGCCCTTGCTCCTGAAGTTTCTAGCGGTATTATTTCTGGTTTACTTTCGTAAGAACGGAGTAGTTGATAAAATAGCCCTGCCTTTTGGTGGGGCTTTTTTTGTTAAATACCTGTAGATTTTGCATTTATAGTAGATGATACAATTAACAAAGGGGCAAACACAATACATCTATTTAACGCTTACTGAAAAGGAAACGATAAGTAGCCCTAATTATTTGTTTATATTTAAGAACAGGAGTACGAATTACGAGGTAAAGTTCGTGCTATTAAATAACGCTGATACTTCAGCCTTTAAAGATAGATATAATAAATTCAGTATAAAGGTAGATAAATACTTTTCTAGTAAACCAAAAGGTCAGTATACATATTCTATATATCAGCAAACGAGTACAGCGAATACTGACCCGACAGGCTTAACTTTGCTAGAGAGTGGGATTATGTGGCTCAATGAGGCAGAGGAAGTATTTACGGAGTATCAAACTACCGACACGTATAAAATAAGACAATGAACGAATTTATACTAGTTCAATTTGCAGAGGCAAGGCAGCCCGAATATCGTGAGAAAAAGAAAGAGGGCTACATGGAGTATGGGGATAAGAATGACTATCCTAATTACTTAGTAGAGTTATTTAATAAATCCGCTAAACATAACGCTATTGTACGCAATAAAGTACACTATATCTGTGGAAATGGTTGGACAGGTAACGAGCAGTTTATTGAGCGACCTAATAGAAGCGAGAACTTGAATGACCTGACCAGAAAGTTATCTATGGATATAGAACTTTTTGGAGGTGCTTACGTAGAGGTTATCTGGGGGCTTGGGAAGGTAGCGGAGATGTGGCATATCGACTATACTAAAATTCGCACTAATAAAGACAATACTCAATTCTGGTATAAAGATGATTGGAAGGCATATAAAAAAGAGATAGAGTACATTTGCCCTGCCTTCAATCCT